CCGGCTGCCTTCGCCAGTGACTGCATCAACTGGGGCGACGGCGACGGCCTGACGTTCTATCAGGAGGAAACCCTTGGGGGCCTGCCGCAGCGTAAGCGCATCGCGGTCCGCGGCCCCCACGGATTAAGGACTAGGCAAAAGCTCCCTGTCCGCCATCGCGGTGCTGTGGTTCGCCCTGACGCGGGACGCCGCCGGGGTCGACTGGAAGGTCGTCACGACCGCCGGGTCATGGCACCAGCTCACCGCGTACACCTGGCCGGAGATCCACAAATGGGCCGGGAAGCTCCGCTGGGACAAGGTCCGCGACGGGCGCCCGTTCTCCCGGGCCAACGAGCTGCAGAACATCAACCTCAAGCTTGCCCACGGCGCGGCCTTCGCCGCGGCGTCGGCTAACGCGGCGCTGATCGAGGGCGCGCACGCCGACTCACTGATGTTCGTCTACGACGAGGCGAAGGCCATCCCCGCGGGCACGTTCGACGCCTGCGAGGGCGCGTTCTCCAGTTCCGGCGAGGGCGGCACCGAGGCGTTCGCCCTGGCCCTGTCAACGCCGGGGCAGCCGCAGGGCCGCTTCTACGACATCTGCCGGCACATGCCCGGCTACGAAGACTGGCACCCGGTTCACGTCACGCTTGACGACGCCATGGACGCGGGGCGCATCACCGGGGAATGGGCGGACCAGCGGGCCCGGCAGTGGGGCACCGAGTCGGCGATCTACCAGAACCGCGTCCTCGGCGAGTTCTACGCCAGCGACGAGGACTCAGTGATCCCGCTCGCGTGGGCGGAGGCGGCGGTGGCCCGCTGGCACGCCTGGGACGACGCCGGGCGGCCGGAACCGGGCAGGCCCCGCACGGTGGGCGTGGACGTTGCCCGCACGGGCCAGGATCGCACTGTCCTCGCCGTCCGCAACGGCCCGGTGATCACCGAGCTGCGGCGGTCGGTGAAGGAAGACACGATGCAGACCACCGGCCGCGTGAAGGGCATCCTCGACGCCGACGACTCTGTCACCGCCGTGGTCGACGTGATCGGCATCGGTGCGGGCGTGGTCGACCGGCTGCGGGAGATGCACATGAAGGTGCTGGCGTTCAACGCCTCGCGCGGGTCCAAGGCGAAGGACAGCACGCGGGAGTTCGGTTTCGCGAACAGGCGGAGTGAGGCTCTCTGGACGATGAGGCAGGCACTGGACCCGTCCGGGAACCCGGACATCTGCCTGCCAGACGACGAGATGCTGCTCGGCGACCTGTCGTCGCCTCACTGGACGGTCACATCGGCCGGCAAGATCAAGGTTGAGGGCAAGGATGACATCTTCAAGCGTTTGGGCAGGTCAACGGATGACGGCGACGCCTGCGTAATGGCCTTCGTTCCGCACCTCGGCGACGCCTCACCGGGCACCGTCCGCAAGTGGGCCGGGGCTCAGGAACTCGCCGACATGGGCGTGACCGAGGAAACGAAAGCCCACCGCCGCATCCGCGAGATCGCGGGCAAGGCGGCCGGGGGACTTGAGGACGCGCCGTGGGATTTGAACGGATTCAGCCCGCAGGACGAGCAAGAGGCGAGGCCGAACCGGGGCAACGTCAGGTCGTGGCGTTAGGGCCAAGGATCTCCAGGGCGTCACGTGCCGCCTGGGCGTACCCGGCCGCGTAGCTGCGCGGGTGCGCCGGCGCCAGCTCGAAGGGGCGCTCCGCCGACGCCCACTCGCGCAGCGTGTCAAGCACGGACTCGCACGCCTCTAGCTCAGGGGGCACGTACGGGTCACCGCCCACTGGCATCACCCAGTCCCGTGGCAGGTCCCCGCCGCGTTGCAGGGACTCGTCAAGCTGGCCCACCAGGTACGCCAGGCGCGTGCCGAATCCCCAGGTCAGCTTGCGTATCTCCGCCAGCGCCGCATCCGGGTCGAAGTCCGGGGCGCTCATGACTGTCCCCCCGCGTGCTTGAGCCGGTCGATCTCGGCAGCAAGCAACGCGGCGGCCTGCCGCAGCTTCCCCAGCCTAATCCGCCTCTCGGCGTACGCGGTCAGCTCGCCGTGCCTGAGCTGGTCGTCACGATCGGCCGTAGCGCCCTGCTCAACCTGCCGCCGCCGCTCGGCGATGACCTCCGCGACGCCCGCCAGCGCGCCGAGCCGGGCCAGGTAGGCGAGGTCAAGGCCGATCGGCAGCATCTGCCTGTTGATGTGCTCGCGGAGGGCGTCCACCTGCTCTTCGGTAGTCGGCATCCATCCCGGCGGCACGGGCGGCAGCGGGTCACGGTCAGACATCGGCAGGTCTTCCTTCCAGCACGTAATCGGCCCCGTCCACATTCTCGCGGAACGGCGCGGACTCCGGCAGCCGGTCCAGGGCGGCTATGGCGTCCCGTGCCTGGCTGAGGCAGTGCGGGCAGTCCTCCTCGTCAGTGAACCGGACCAGCTCGTCCCTCAGCGCAGACCGGGCGCGGGCCCAGCTAAGCCCGGGAGCCTGCCACACAGGCCGGCCTTCCTCTCGCCAGTAAGCTGCCCGCCAGACGGGGATGCCCGAGTCCGGGGTGCTCATGACCGTTCCCCCTCGCCCGCCGTCTTCCCCGCAAGGTACAGGTCGCGCAGCACCCGGAAGAACTCATGGCTCTTGACGAGGTCCGTGCCATGCGAGGTCAGGTCGAGGATCGCCCGCACCGCCGTGTGCACCGCCGCGGACTGGGACTGTCCGCCGCGCCCGTAGCCGGGGCGGCCGGCAACTGCCGCTAGCTGGCCGGGTGCCGCCTTCACGGCCTCGTCAATCCACGCCTGGCACTCGGCCCCGTCGCTGAAGCCGATCCCGTCAGCCGACAGGATGTAGCCGTCGCACTGGATATTCGGCACCCAGAAGCCGGCGAACGGCTCGTCCCCTTCCGCCTTGTCAGGGAACCAGAACCAGGTAGCGCCGTCTTTCGTCGTCATCCGGCCACCCTCTCCCTTTTGGCGCGGCGGCGGAACTCCCGCTGTGCCTGCGCCTTCGCGCACCGCCGCGAGCAGTAGATGGCATCCGCCCGGCCGCCCTCGGAGCGCCGGAACGTCCGCTCACACGTCTCGCTGGCGCAGGTCTTGACCGGCGGCGGGTCAGGTGCGCCGCACTCGGGGCAGCGCTCGCGGTCGGTCACCGCGCCACCGCCTGCCGCTTCTCGCAGCACGGCCAGCAGATGAGCCAGCCGTTGCCTGCCCACTCGGTGGCGTACTGCCGCTCGCCGCACTGCTCGCACAGGCCGCGCGCCTTCCGCTGGGACCTGATCCACCCGGTAATCGCCGTCATGCCTTGACTGTACCACGCGGAAGACACTTATGGTGTGGTTTCATACCACAGACATCGGCTGAACTGGTAGAATAGAAGCATCGGTGGGGCAAGGTTCGCCCCCGGCCACGGGATTGAGGCCCGTGACCGGAGACTTGGCCCGCAACCTGCGATAGAGGGAGCGAACCCGTGCTCAACGCTACAGACTCACCCCGTGCGCGGTACCGGGCGGTGTCGCTATGCCGATGACGCCCGAGGAACTGAAGGCTTACCAGGCCAGGCACGGGCGGGTGAAGCGAGCGCGTGGCCTGGCCTCTGCGCAGCCCTGCGCGCACTGCGCGGCTCAGGGAACCGCGAAGGCCGCTCACGACTGGGCGACAGTCCACGGGACCGACGGCGCGGACCCGTGGAACGACTACATCCCGCTGTGCAAGAAGTGCCACATCGCCTACGACGGCTACGGTCATCACACGCCGCACACCGAGGAGACCAAGGCGCTGCTCGGCGAGAAGAACCGCGGCTACGTCCACACGCCGGAGGCTGTCGAGAAGATCCGCGCGGCGGCACTCGACCCTTCGGATGAGGCGAGGGCGAAGATGGCGGCAGGCGGGCGGAGGGGCGTGGCAGCGCGGAAGGCGGTCGGCCCGATGCCAGACGAGCAGCGGGCGAAGATCAGCGCCACTCTCAAGGGCAACACGAATGCCGGCGGCAACGCCGGCGGCAGGCGCGGCGAACAGGCACTGGAGAACATCAGGGCCGGGCAGCAGCGCCGACGAGAGCGGGAGCGCGCGGCGAAGGAAGCTAGGGAGACCGGAGGAGTCTGACTGCTTCTCTTACGGAAGGGCCGGGGTCACGCGCCCCGGCCCTTCGCTGTGCCATCATCCGCCCCGCCTGTATGGTTGCCTAAGATGCACGTGCAGACGTGCCGTGCATCCTCACGTGCAGCAGGCGCCCTCGCGCGCCCCGGACGGCGGGAGGAGGTGATGCTTGGGTATGGTCGACTCTCGCTCCGCAAATGTCGTTGCCTTCCCTGACCTCGCGCCGAAGGGCTCTCGCGGCCCCAGTGGCAAGCGGTCCCTTTTGGGTCCGGAGGCTGGGACCTCCTTCGATTACGGACAGCGTTTGTTCGCCTACTATTAGTTAGGGCGAAGGCGATGTCTTTGATTACGGAGAGTATTCGGCTCGTGACTATAAGGTAATGTTGTCCCGGAACGGGATGGCAGCAGCTATCGAGCAGGTGCTTACCCTCCCGATTCGTGGTGCCCCCTACACGATCGAACCAGGGAAGGGCGACAAGGGCGAGGCTGAGTTTATCCAGTCCGTCCTAATGACCCCTGACGAAGATGGTGG